GACCTATAATCATGTGAGGTGCGGTAATTCTCAGCACGGTAATTTTCAGCACCAGTGCGGTAATTTTCAACCACCTCGTACCAGTCCATACCCGTAAACCCATTGGCTCTCCTGCTCTGGCTTCGGGTGAGGAACCCAGCCTCCTCTAGGGCTTTGAGGGCTGTCCTGACGGTTCGGTCAGAGGTTTTGCCAGTCTGTGTACCCAACTCGGCTACGGAGGTCTTAAAACGGCCTCCAGAGCCTTGTAGATGGCATATGGTGGCAAGGAGTCGGAACTGATAATCGGTTAAATTGGCGCTATAGGCCTCAGCAGGGATTCTCACAGGTCATCATCAAAGGGCGAAATATCTTTCATATCGTCCTCCTCGGCTAGACGGTCTCTGATGGTCTCGGTCAAGACATCCAATACGGCAGAGGTTACATAGGCTGCAAGGCTCTCGGCAAACAGGGTGAGGGTAGAAGCCATGACGTCGTAGAGTTCTTCGGTCTCGGTGTCCTTGTCGTAGTCAATCTCAATGACGTCCAGACCGTCAGTTATATCCCACATCTCTAGACCGTAGTCTTCCAGTGAGTGCAGTACGGCGTGCGCTTCTAGGCTGTCATCCCAGACCATGGCGAGTACATCGTGTGGCTCTATCTGCCTCATTACTTCTTTGATTGGGTTAGAGCAGATGGTTATGTTCTCATGTGGGATGTGCTCTATCCCTTCCGTTTCTGAAACATAAAGAGTAAAAGATACATCGTATGAGAGCATCGCTTTGAGGGCGCTCTTTACAAAGTTGTTATTATTGGCTACTGCCAACAGGACATGGACTTCATCAAATTTTTCTAAGAGTTGTTCTAGACCGTCAGTTACATCTGCATGGTCATCAAAACTAATGACAGCAATGCGTTTCATCATAGGTTACGCAAACGTGGAAGGTTAGTTACTACTGGTTTGTTTAACTGCTTACTAATCCATGCGGCAACAAATGCTGCGGCAGGAATGGCTACTGCAATATAGCGAAATGGCGCATCAAGTAACCATAAACCTAACGCACTAAGTGGAAGCGTTAAGAATTTATTGAGTGCACCAACGCCAAGAAAATCCATAGTGATGAGATTTAAAAACTCAATCACATAAGCAATAGCGGTTCCAGTAATGAGTATCGATATAAGTAGGTCGGTCATGACCTGGATACTACACGGTTAGGTTGGTGTATTCCAATCCTGCGGCAGAGGTAATTCTCCAGAAGGAGTTAGGCGGAGTCCACTCCGATAGGGTGTAAGCAAGGCGAGGTATTTTAAACAACTTGTTGTAGTACTGGTCGCTGTAAGAGTTATTGGCTGTCCCTTCCCATACAGTACCAAATTGGCTAGGAAGAGAGCCGTCAAAATATTCTGTAGCCGCAATTCCACGTTCAAATTGAACGCAGTCAAAGTAAAACGTCCCAGCCCCACCAGAAAACACCACTTCATAAGTAGCCAAATCAGTTTGAAGAACATCTGTAAGTACCGTTGCTTCTGCTTGTGACCAATTAACTGATGTCCCTAACAAATAGTTATCGGCCAAATCAATGATGTCCCCATCGCTTGTGCGCCCAATAAGTGAAACAGTTACATCTGAGGTCGACTTTAACAGCGTTGAAACTACGTAATACTGACCAGGGACAACAGAGATTCTATTAGAGGTGTACGTCCATGCTCCCGTAGCAACTACCTGTGCGCTATGGTCACTTGAGTATGCTAAGTCTGAAACATCTGTTACTTGTGTGATTGTTGCTGACCCCGCCTTAGTCCAACTGTCTGTAACATTTGTTTCAAATGATGGGTTATTAATAAAGTTTGTTTTGTTTGGCGCTAGATAAAGAGAAATTGCACGGGCTTCGTCATACACGATTGTGTTTCCTAGTTGCATGCACACCTGGTCTACGTAATAAGTTCCTGAATCATTTGAACTTATTTGAAGGCCAGCATAAACAGCATTAGATGGTGCAACTTCCGTAGCAATTACAGATTTCCAAGTGTTGTTTGCTGCAACAAGAGTATTTGAACTTGCGCTAATAAAAGTTCCAGAACCGTCATACCAACCAATAGTGATACTAACATCTCCAGCACTTGCTGGTGACTTTACTTTGCATGACGCGATGTATTCTTCCCCTGCTGTAACTGGTACTGCTCTTGTAACTGTGTTGTTAGCGCCAAGTAACATTGAAAATCCATCTGTTGCAACTATCTTGCATGAATAAGTTTCATCAATGACATTACCACCAGGTGCTGGTACTTGTTCGCTACTAACTGTTGCTGTACAGTTTTCAAATACCCAGTTACCTAATGAGCCATAAAAAGTTGAATCTTGAACGGATAACAAAAGATTGGATGACAATGTAAGGGTTGGAGCGTATCCAGTCAGTGATTCTGCATAGGTAGCAATACCACTTTCCAAACCTTTATGAGAGTACATATAGAACGCTTCACGAATTAATTGTTTTTGATTTTTAAGTGGAATACTTTGTTCTGGGTTTAAACCAACGTTATTTGTTTGAATAGGGATGAGGGTTGCTGGAGAACCTTCTTTGGTGTGGTTTGGTCTAACTAAATCAGTTAACGTTAAAAATTGTTCAAACGTAAAAGAAAAACCATCAACAAAAGAATACAAAGCAGATGTTTCATCTGTAACTGCCAAAGGACTTTGTTCTTTAGATGTATAAACTTTTGGAATAATATCCATAACCTTATTCTGCATGAAGTGATTTGATGGAATAACGTCGCTAACATGGCCAGCGCTAACCCACACTTTATCTGCAGTAAAAAGAAACATTCGATAATAAACAGGTTTGCCAGCAATAAGAGGAATGTCATTTGGGTTATCTTGTCCGTCAGTAAATGATGCTCGACTTACTGCACCTTCTGATGCAAACTCATTCCAAATAATTACGCCATCCTCTGCGGTTTCTGGAAATCCAATTTGATTTCTTACAAGGCGAATTCTAGAAAATGTTCCTGTTGGACTTGCCCAACTAACAAAGGTACGGGTGAAGTCCAAGACGATGATAGACATCGGCTCAACTGAGTACGCAAGTTTTGGCGCATTGCCATATTTAGCAGCGCCGTATAAAAAGTTACCGTATTTTGCCACGGTTTATCCTAGCAGCCAGCGAGTAGGAAAGAACTAATTGTTTCGCCACCTTGAGCCACGGTAGCCCAGGTAGCAGATGAACCATCTGTAGTTAAATATTTTCCAGTGTTACCAGATTGAGGTGGAAGAAAGTTTCCATCTGTCCATTGAGTTGCATAATTACTGCCAGAAGTTTTAACAAGTACCTGCCCCGTAGTTCCTCCAGAAGGAATCATGGCGCCGATTGCGTTATTTAAACCGTATTCAATATTGGCTAAACGGTCTTTTAATGTATTCCAAGTTGTTGTTACTTGGTCAAAAGAACCCACCCACCCAGAACTGGTACGGATATAAGTACCAAGGTTTAATTGTAAGGAGTTAACTTCATCTTGAAGGCTATTGACGTGTTCGGCAAGGACAGAATCAGTAAAGTCGACCTTTGTAGTAAAGGACTTTACTGTCGTTGGATATGCTGCTGTCACTGTGTTCCTCTCGTACCTGTCGGTCTATTTTCTCTGGTTTGCCGCCTATTTACTGCCTGAACTGCTATCCGTTGCTTCCGTGGGTATGGCTTGGGGCGGTTCTAGTGCCCAAAGTACTATGAAGAGTTGTTAATTGAGATTCCAAAGAGGCAATACGTGTTTCATATGTTTTTAATTTGTTTGCCATAAGCATTAAGGTGTCAGTTAAATCTAATTCAGTAGTTCCATCTTTCATGGTATTGGTTTTTACATACGGATTCAACCCAGTTAATGAGACTGTGTTTGCTAATGGTTTAATAAATATGTGTTTATTAGCGCTTTTATTTTTTCCAAAAAAACCAATCCAAATTGGGTACTCTGGGTCTCCACCAATGTAAGAAACCCAAACACCTTGACCAATGGCTGGCGGTTCAGTCTGCACACTTGATGGCGATACAGGCCAAACCCAATCAGTAATTTCTGGACCAGTTGTTTGTACTTGAAGTTTTAATCGCCGCAGATTATCTGGGTCCTTATTCTCAGTAACAACTGCTCTGTAAACACCGTGAAGGCGTTTAACGGGGTCTAATGGCTCTATCACATTTCACCAACGGTCACATTGCTTTCTAAGAAACGGAAGATTTCAC